GCGCACCGGTCGCGGGTTTGTACGTGTCAACTTCCACAAATACACGACCAGCGAGGACTACATCGGCGCGATGGGCTTGGAAAACGGTGCGACCGTATTTAAAGACGGTGATTTTTTGCGCGCCTTCACAACGCCCGCCACGGTAATCTTGCTAGATGAAATCACCAACGCCGACCCTGCAGCGCTTGCGACTCTGAACGGTTTTCTAGAGCCCAACAGTGCCGTCTCTTATGGAGGGGCCGTGCGCCGCCGTGCCGCCGATGTTTTGGTATTTGCCGCAGATAACACCTTGACCAATGGAGACGAATCAGGCCGATATGCCGGTACGCGCCAGATGAATTCAGCGCTTGCCGACCGCTTTAGCCGAGTGATAGCGTTTAAACACTTGGACATTGCCGATGAAGTGGCTGCAGTGGTGAAGCATACCGGCTGCACCGATGATCTCGCCGAGCACGTACTAAAGGCCGTCCACGCTTGCCGGTCGAAGGTCGCCAGTGGTGATGTTATTGACGCGCCAAGCATCCGCCAAGTGATGGCGTTTATTCGTGCAGTGCCGGTGCTGGGTGTAGATGAAGCTTGGGCCACTGCAATTGGTAACCGTCAACCCTCCGAAAGTGCCGCCGCTTTGGAAACAATCAAGGCTGCATATCTCAATAATTCTTTTGTCCTTTCTTGCTTCTAAGGTGATCACAATGAAACGTTTAAACGGTATACAGTTTCGCGGTGCAGTGGAAAAGGCTGCATACAAAATCGCCGCAGATCTTGGGCTGACAATCATGCTAATGTGGCAGGCTGGAATGTCCACGGCTGCGATTGACTCGACCGGTGTTATTTATCTTTCAAATGTCGCCGATGATGCAGTGGTTACCGAGGCGCTGGTATGGAAATATGCGGGTTTTATCCTGCACGAATTGTTGCACCGCAAGTACACCGACTTTTCGCACCGTGACGGTCGCAAATACGTGGACGCGCTGCACAACGCTATTGAGGACGCTTGGATCGAGGGCCGCGCCATTGCCAACAAATTAACCGGCAATTGCGAAAAGCTTTTGTCGGTGCTGGTAACCGATATGGTTAACGACTCACTGACTCAGGTTAAAGACTGGGCCGACCCTGCACAATATCCTTTTGCGCTTGCAGTGTATTGCCGCGACCATGCGCCCAACACGCCCCTTGCCGATGGGCTGGAGCCGATATTCTCCGAGGCAAAACGCCGGATCGCTGGCTGCTCGACCAGTGCGCATACGCTGGACATTGCCAAGTGGGTATTTGATCAACTGCAGCGCTTGCCCAAGCCGGATCAAAACAAAGGCAAAGACCAACGCAAAGACCAAAACGAAGGCCAAGGCGAGAGCAAAGGCGAGGGCAAAGGTGAGGGTAAAGATCAAGGCCAAGGCGAAGGTGAGGGCGAAGGCCAAGGCAATGCCTCTCAAAACCCCGCAAAGGCCCTAAAATCAAGCGATAGCACCGAGGGTAAGGGTAAGGGTGCACCTACCGACAAAATGCCAGCAAGACCGGTCGAGAGTGCAGCGACCAAGGCCCGCCAAGTAGAGCCCACGCTGGACGGTGATAACAATGGAGGCGCGCAGGGTACGTACTCAACAAAGTATGACGTATGCAGTGCCGGTCGGCACATAGGATACACAACGCGAGATATAAGCTTTGCCGCCAACGCCCGCCTACGGTATGACGTCAAAAAGCTTTTTGAGAATTCAGCGAATGACGAATGGCAGCACAACCGCCGCGCTGGATCGTTGAACGTGCTGGCGCTCCCGAAGGTCGGCAATAGCGACCGACTGTTTAAACGCCGACTTGAGACCGAGGGCGTAGATAGCGCAGTGGTTATTTTGCTGGACGTTTCCGGATCCATGTTCACCGCCCGCGAGGTGCGTGATAAAAATAATTGCATAGTAGTGGACGGTAACAATGAAATCGTGACTTATTGTTTTATGGATCACGCCGTTAAAGCTTGCGCCGCCTTGCTGGATACCCTAAGCCGCGCCGGTGTCAAGGTCGCCATCCACACGTTCGGCAGCAATACCGCAGTGTTTAAGTCGTTTGATATGCCAACGCCCAAGGCCATGCAGAAATTGGCGCGGGTCGGCGCAGGTGGCGGGACGAACGATTACACCGCGCTGCGCTATGCACATGAGGCGCTGCACTATCGCCCCGAGGAACGCAAAGCCGTATTCGTTATTACTGACGGTATCGGAGACGTGGACTCGACCAAGGCGCAGGTAAAGGCCGGTGAAGCTTTGGGTATCTCAACGGTCGGTATCGGTATCGCGCATGATGTAGCGCACATTTACCATAAGAGCATTCGGATCGACAACGCCGCCGATCTTGCGAATGCTTCGTTTAAACAGATTAAGCTTGCAGCATAAGGGGTACGCAATGAAAGAAATTACTAAACAGGCGCAGGAATCCGCTCACGCCAAGCTTGACATCATTATGGGGATTGTCGGGCCTGATTCCGATATGGCGCTTGCTATCCTTTCCTACGCGCTAATGCACGTGGCGCATGACAATCGGGTGATGTTCGCCTCGGTGATCCAAAATCTTGCGCTGCTGGAAATAATTAAACAACAAGGGGCCGATGATGAGGAATGAGACCAGTAGCTCCGAAGCGATTTTGTGGGCCGTCATTGTGCTTTGCACTGTATTGGGGGTTGTATGTGGTTTACTGTAAACAAAGGCACGACCGTTTGGGCTGAGACTGCGCACGGTAAAACCATCATTGCCCGATGCGACAGTAAGACCGTGCCGGTCGCCGACCAGCGAAAGAATGCGCGACTGTGCGCCGCTGCGCCCCTTTTGCTGGACTTGCTGGTAGACGCCAAGCTGGAGCCCGATCAACTGCAACGCTTGCAGGAATTATTGGCATTTATCAATGGTTCCAATACTGCGGTCGAGTGATCCGGAATTTATATGCACCGTTAACCGATACCCGAAGCTGATTACTTTGGTGGACAAGAGGCCGCAAGGCATTTATATCGAGTGGGACAATGGCTGGAGGGTAAATAAGACCGGCAAAGACGGTTACCCACGCCACAGGGGGACTTTTCAGCACATCATGAGTGCAGTTTTCAACGCAAGAAAAGGGGGATGAAAGGGGGACTTATTCCCCCTTTTTTTGTTTCGCTGTATGTGCGTTTAAACAACTTTCCGGGTTCGCTGTTCCGGGGTTGTTGTTTAAACGTTAAAACGAATCTAGGTTTTCTTCGTAGGTTCCGGAGGTCTTGTTGTATAGCAGGGTTGTTTCCCCTTGGGTTCCGACCCAGCGATGGCGGCACTTCCACACTGCAATCTCTACGTGATCCTGCTTACGATGGACGGTGAGCCCGCAATCGGTCTTAGCCCACCACGCCATTGATCCGCTGATTGACATTCCATCCGGTCGGGGTTGTTCAACGCCGGTACGGTTTACCTTTGCAGGGTGAGCCACAAACCACGTATGCAGGTCGTATGCCTTGGTAAATTTTTGCACCTTGGTGAGCATTTGGGATATGGCGTCGGTCTCTGTGGTCTCGCGCGGCAGGTCGATGTAGTTGTATGGATCAATCACCAAGCCGCGCACACCCATGCGCTTAACTGCGATCTTCGCGCGCTCCAGTATTGAATCAAGGGTAGAGGGTTCCTCCCCCTGCGAATCAATGAAAATAAAATGATCGTTTACCCATTTAAACGCTTCGTCCTTTTCAAGCTGCGTCATGCGCGCTTTGCCATCAAAGAATCTCTTTTTGGTATAAATCTCCATGAGCCGACTTATGTGGATCTCGGGCTGATTCTCAAAGCTGCACACTGCGAAAGACCACTCATTGTGCTGCGCAAGGTTCACCATTATTTGGTCTACAAAATTACTCTTTCCGGATGATGGGTATCCGGTTACCACGGTAAGCTGCGCCGGTGCCACTGTGTAAACGCCATCGACCGACGGGTATCCCGTGCTGAGCCCCTTGCCCGTGCCACGGTCGTATAGGCTGTTTAAACGCTCCTCGTAGGTCGTCGCCTCGCTGAGCCCCGAGACTGGATAGGGTTGTGCAGCAACAAGAACTGATTTAACTGAACTTGGTTCTGCCAAAAACAATTCGTTCAGATCCTTTGTTGGGAACTTAGCAAGGCGGCATTTGTCCTTCCCAATTCTGCGAGCCAGCTCTTCGGCGAGAGCCTGTCCCGCTACGTCTTGATCTGTTGCAAGAGTCACGTAAGGTGCAGCAACAAGGAATTCTTCAGCGTTCCATAGATAGCTAAAACGCTTATCCTCTTCCGGCTTAATCTTGCCATCAGCTACCTTGATCGGTGCGCCGCTTGGAACTGATACCACGTTGGGGATGCCAAGCTCCATCAGAGTTAGGCAGTCAATCTCGCCTTCAACAATGATGATTGGCTTACCCTTCTCAAGCAAGTCGAGCCCAAAGAAATCATGGGCACCACCTGCATCTTGTGTAAACGCTTTATCCGGAAAGCTTCTGTATTTCACAGCGACCAGCTTACCGTCGCGGTGGTATGGGAATCCTATGGCATCGGACTGGCGGTCAAGCTTGGCAAAGAACTTGTTGGCTGCAAACAATCCCATCTTGTCGGCGGTGGCCTGAGATATACCACGGCTTGAGAGGTAGTCATAGTGGTATGACTGTAGATCTGTCTTCTGTACTTGGATTGCTTGTGCCACTTGGCGCTCCTGTTTAATTAATTTGAACTTGCTTTTTGGTTGCACTGAGCCATGCGCGGCGCAGTGATGGCAGTGGTAAACAATTGCACCGTCCTCGGTCATGCTTACCTTCATGTCTTTTGCGTTGGCTTTTTTGCGTTCGCTGGAACAATAAGGGCAAGCCATCCTGCCGCCCTTTGGGACTGCATCAATCATTTCATTGAGCCATCCGAGTTGCGTTTAAATGAACGGTTCTTTGACGGGGATTCCAAACGCACGCCGGTCTTGTTTGATCCGCCCTTGCTTAATGCTTTTACATGGGCAACGTCCTTGCCTTTGCGGGGGACTCCATCTGCATCAAGTTTCCTACGAGCCCGCTGGCGCTCCATGCGGTCGGGATGTTCATTGCGTTCAACCTGTGTTTTGTATTCCTGTTTGTAGTCTCTAGCCATTTTTAACTCCATTTATTGCTTCATTTAAACGATTGATCGGGGACAAATGCTTTTCATCCATACAGTACCTGATGCCGTACCCGAAATCATATGTCGCAATATTTGCTGCAAACTTACGCTTGCTTACAAACCCATGTATGCGAACCTTTGATGCGCCTTGGATAGAACAAGAGACCGCCCAGTCGGTGACGAACTCTTCAACACTGTTAAAGATAATAAACCTTGGCGGGGGTGTAGTCGAGTGGGTGCTAGTCTTAATTTGTATGGTTTGACCGCAGTAAATCATGTCAACGTTCCCATCTCCGCCGATTGTTAAATCGGTGCGCAGAGGGGCACCGATAGCTTTAGCGACCGCCACTTCACCAAGCATCCCTGCATAATGAATAGCAAAATCACCTTGGTTGCTTATGCGGTTATTCCTTACTGCATTCTTACTAAGTTGATAGCTTTTAACGCCCTCTATGAGGGCTGCATGATGAGCGGCAAGAATAAGATCCTGCGCAGTTAAATCTATGTCCATCTTTGTCCTTTAACGCCCGCTTGGGCGGGCTTATTTATATTTCACCCAAAGACCCCCCTTCCCCAGTAGGAGAAAGAGAGGGATTGGTTTCACCGCCTTTCGGCATCTGCATGGCTGTAATGCCCCCTGTGCTTGCAGACTAGACCAGCACCACGGATTATTGGGAGTAGTTGCTCCGCGCCATAACGCTTACCGTGTAGCCCTTTTCTTCCACGCAGTCAGGCTGAACTCTTGTTTACGTATGGAGTACGGCGCAAACGAAAAAAGGCCGCTTGAAACTGTATCTTGGTGCAAACCCACACGATTGCTCAGTGGGCAAGATACAGACTCAAACGGCCTTAGCTTCTCAGTCGCTTTGCACGGCAACTGTTCGCACTGTATCACAAAATTGATACGAGGTGCAACAACTTTACAAAATAATTTGTTGGTGGTTGCTCACATGAAGCAGTGTGTGTCAACCAACTGATTTATCAACGAAAGGAACTTCCTATGCGGCGGCGCTAACCCGCCGAACAACCACCAACGATCAAAGTATACAAAAGAACTCGCTTTGTGCAAGTATTTTTTTAAATGCGTTTAAACAACTATAGGTAGCTCATGGGTGGCTCATCTGGTGAGCTTGGTGTAAACTATCTACGCAGCCCTCTCCGGCTGCAACTTTGTCTGTCTCCTTTTTAGCCCTGCTCACGCGGGGCTTTTTTTTGGGAGCGACTTCAGCTATCGTTTCAACGCAGATCTCCGAGCGAGGCCGTTCCGGATCTAGATGCCAGTAGCAATGCCTCTCCTTGACCTGACGGTCGTTTGCGTAGATGTAGCCTTGCATCAAATCCAAGATCAAGCTTTCGTCCAAGTCGGGTCGCCGTGATGCATAGTAAATATGCAGAGTAATCCGCAGATCGCCCTCCAATAGCGTAGGCAACTGGGGGCATTGCTCTCTAAAAGCATCGCTGTACGTCAACGCTTTTTTGCTCTTGATTAGCCTTGGCACTGTCCCGAAGGTGACAAACCTACGTGAATTTGCTTTGCTTGCGGGCTCTCCTTCTATTACAATAGATATCACTTGATTTTTTGTGGTACTATCACTATCATTGAGTGCAGGAATCATATTTAACCTTTGGAGAACCGATGAAGATTACCAACAAGTACAACTTACCAGTGGCGCTGGTCAAAGCCATGTCCAATGATAGCTATAGCAAAGGCAAGAGCGATTACAGTGTAACAGGGCTATTGACACCGCCCCAAGTTGCATTGTTACGAGAACGTTATGACGCACAGATGGAGATGGATATCTCCGAGAAGATGTATACGTTCCTTGGGACTGCGCTGCATCACGTGATGGAGTCAACCGTCATGCCTGAGAACTGCACCTACGAAGAACGGCTCTTTACTGAGATTGATGGCACAACCATCAGCGGGGCGATTGACATCCAAGAAAAGACACCGGCGGGGACTGTGGTGTGGGATTACAAGGTGACTTCCGTTTGGTCGGTGATGAACGAAAAGACCGAGTGGGTTGAGCAGCTCAATATGTACAAGTGGTTTGTGGAGACGGTCAAAAAAGAGCGCGTGGTGGCACTGAAGATCTGCGCCTTCTTGCGTGACTGGAGCGCCAACGGTCGAGGTGAAAACTACCCCGAGGCGTCCATTGTCATTGTGGATATTCCGGTGTGGTCAGCTACCGAGGCAGAGGCATTTATTCGTGAACGTTTAAACGCACACAAGCTTGCAAAGATGAGCGCGGACTTTGGGGAAGAACCACCCCAATGCTCCGACAAGGAGCGCTGGATGTCGGAGACGACGTTCGCCGTAAAGAGAGAGGGTCGCAAGACTGCGATTCGTGTATTAACCGATGCAGATGAAGCCAAGGAGATGTCAGTGAAGGAGAACGGTTATGTTGAAGTTAGGAAGGGTGAACCCCGCCGTTGCGTAGGCAACTACTGCGGTGTTGCTCAGTGGTGCAAACAATATCAAGGTGAACAAAATGAATCAAATTGACTTGCTAAAGATTAATGTTAACGAGCATACGGAGAAGAAGAACGGCCTTACCTACCTGTCATGGGCTTGGGCATGGGCTGAAGCTTTGAAGGCTGATCCACAAGCCACGTTTGAGGTGCAGATGTTTGATGGAAGCCCATTGATGCCGGTTGGCGGCACGTACATGGTATGGGTCACCGTCAAGATGTTTGAGAAACCTATGACTTGTATGTTGCCTGTGTTGGACTACCGCAACAAACCTATACCTACGCCCAATTCAGTTGATGTAAACACATCAATCATGCGCTGTTTGGTCAAGGCTATAGCACTGCATGGGTTGGGTCTGTATATCTATTCGGGCGAAGATACCCCGCCTGATGAAGAGCCGAAAGAAGTTAAGGTTGAAGAGCGCCCCAAACCTAAGACTGCACCGGATCCCGAGTGGGACAACAGTGATGCGTCCCGAGAGTTATTTGCAAAAGGCATGATTGAGTTCACCGCCACTTGCCAAACAGTTGAAAACTTAAGCGGCTATTGGACTGCAAACCATAGGCAGCTTGAGTCTTTGAAGCGTACACACCCCGCGCTATACCAAGAGGTGCTAACCAAGTTCTCCGAGTTGAAGAAATTATTTAAGGAAAAAGCATGAAGACATACGACACCCCATACAAGCCCCTGCCCGACAAAGGTAGTTTAAACAAGGCTGCTAACAAGACCAACCCCAATGCAGCTGACTACTGGGGGGAGATCCGGATCAATCTCAAAGACATGACTGCGATTGAGGTTGAGGATGGATGCCACATTGTTAAGTTGAGCGGATGGAAGAACGTGGACAAGAACGGTCGCACCTATCTTAAATTGCAGGTGAACCGCTGGGTGCCTGAGAACAAGTCTCCCGATCCCAAGCCGCAGCGTCACCAAGACGATGACTTTAGTGATCAAGATATCCCCTTCTGATCATGCCGCTTCAATTTGAATGCCGAAAGATCGCGTTGAAACAAGACCGCACAGGTTTTGTTTTGACGGTCGCTATGCACCCTGATGAAGTTCCGGAGGAGTTGCTGCGGGACTTTGTTGGGTCAAGATACGCTTGTGTAATGGTGCGGATCAAAGACGATGAGTCTCCCACCATTTACAACAACAGAGTTAAACAGGCTGGGATTTTATGCCGTAGCCCTCACTTCCAAAACTTTTTGTACTCAAGTTATGGAGATGGCGCGGAAGCCCCGACCGAAGATTGGACTGCATCCATGTTGTGCAGCTTATGTCAAATTGAGTCAAGGTCTGAGTTAAACGGCAACGCTGATGCGAAGCAATTGTTTGATGACCTGATGGCTGAATACAGTGAATGGAAACCTAATGCAACGCCCTTCTAAGAAGTTAAAACCGTTTATCACTTACCTTGAGGATAGTGACCATGCGCGTTTAAAGAAGTTTGCCAAAGCCAAGAAGATGACGATGGCTAAGGTAATACGAGAGGGGGTGCTGATGCGAATGGCTGGAGAGAACCCATACCTTGTGGGCAACAACGATGCTATTTCAAGCGCCCAAGTAGCAATACTAAAACACACTGCGTCGCAGATGAAGTTCCCAAGCGGTCAATCGTTTGGAGAATTGATGTGTGACGAGTTGTCCAAACTTTATTTAAAGGAATAGCGTGAAAGTTCTACACGGAAAACGCAACCAATGTTCCGGATGTAAGCAGTACTTCAACAGTAATACGCCGTTTGAGATGCACCGTACAGGCAAGTACGGAGTTGACCGCCGGTGTAGAACCCCCGAAGAAATGACTGCATTGGGAATGAGTGTAAACGATGATGGATTTTGGATTAGCCAAAAAATGACCAAACAATTTTTTAAGAAGGATGAAGAATAATGTTTTCTATTTTTAAACAAGCCGACAAAGTTGAAGAGTTACGTGTTGCATTGAGCCAAGCTTTTCTGGATATTGATGATTTAAAAAATCAACTTAAAGAAATGAATGAGCGCATTGATGGGGTAGTGACAAAAACTTTAAACAAAGTTCCCAGCAGTAAAGATGTATTCAAAGCCGAAAAGGATTTGGAGCAAAAGAAAAAAGCTTTGGAGGAGAAAAAACGATTGCTGCGTAACGCAAAGGCAAGAGCCAAGTACCACCAAGAAGATAAGTTTAAACGTTTCAACAAACGTCGGGAGAAAGCAAATGCACAAAACCAAGCTTCTTGATTTTTTTAAAAAGCCTTTCTCCAAACCAACGCCGTTGGAGATTATTGCAGCGGAGTTGGCTGAGGCACACATGGAAAAGCTATCCGCTGAAACTGCGGTTGAGTATGCCCAATCAATTGTTGATTACAACTTAGCTCGCATTAAGCGTTTAAATAAACATTTGGATGACTACAAAGGAGAGTAGTAATGAAAGATGCAACGATTAATGAAACGATCGACCCCACATGGATGGAGCGCACAGGCGGCTACGCCAAGGACATGACGCTGCGCGACCACTTTGCTGGGTTAGTGGTAGCTCAAATAATCAAAGACCAATACGAAGACGGGATTTATGCTGGAGATCAAGACAACGATTCTGAAAGCATAGCGGCATTTTCTGCATACATAGTGGCAGACGCAATGCTCAAGGAGCGCAACAAATGAACTGGACACCTGAGCAGAAATGGAAAGTCATACAGGCATGGTTGTACGCATACGACCAAGGCATACACAAGGACTACGAGCAGCAACTCATACTGGCTATCAAAGGAGAAGCTAAATGAACGAAGCAGACGAAAAATACATGGCGGTGTATGTGGAGGAGGAAGAGATACACGACCCATACGAATTCATCGGTCAGCAGATCAAAGGCATCATTGCATTAGCCGCTATCGTAGTTGGTGTGTGGATGCTTGTTGCAGCGGCGGTGTTTAAATGAAATACTTAACCGCAACACTGACCGCCATCACCATTGGCACCCTTGCAATCTCCGGCTGCTCCTCTGACGCTGATGTGGCATCTAAAAATTTGTCCAAGGCGGCAGACCAGTTTGAGGTTGCACGGCGCGTGGTGTTTTACAACGGCATCACTGGCGAGTACATCTTGACAGTCGAGGGCTTGTGTTCGCTTGGCAACTGGGACAAGCAGCGCGAGTTATCCGTGACTTGCAAGACTGGGCCTAGCACTTACAAAAAGCACTTTCTTGGCCTGTCCGATAACGTGACGTACTTTGCCGAGCAACTGGAGCCTAGCAGCGCCAGCGTTTACCGCTATCGCGTGATATTCAAGCCAAAGTCCATCATCCCTGACGTGGAGATCAAATGAAAGTCAGTGAACTAATCGAGAAGCTGCAAGCACTTGACCCTGACCTGCGGGTTGTGGTCGATGGCTACGAAGGCGGCGTTAAAGACGCAGGTTACGTCACAGTGGAAGAGATCGCGCTTAACGTCAACGAGGAGTGGTACTACGGTGAGCATGAGACAACCTACGCTGATGAAAAAGACAACACGCAGTACGAAGGCCACGAGCGTGTCCAAGCCGTGCATATTTGCTGAGGAGCAACACATGAAAAGACATTCTGATTGGATGTACACGCCGCTTGGTGCTTTTTGTATCGGGCTTTTTCTAGGCTATATGTTTCGGGGAACAATATGACAGGCTAC